AAGATAGTGCCCAGACTTTTCGGGTTCCCAGCATTGGACAGATCATGCTGTTGATATACTCCGCTATCGACAATCTCCAAAGATTGCAGACCCGCACTTTTGAGGCGAATCCATCTTTCACGATTGGAGGCTTGTTTGTCTTTGGCCCATCATTGTTTGGCATGCGCAATCTTCGTGCCTTGAGTGAGGTTTCGTTAGATGGGGAAATGGCTTTGCGGCATTTTGGTCCGATCAGTTTCTTACGTGGCATCAATGTACGGGCCTTCGATAATGTTTGTCGTGTTGATGATTCTCTTCGGAGGGTAATGTTGAGTGCCGGAGGTCCGCAGCAATTTGCGCGTTTGGTTAGGGATTTGTTCCTGGCTGATGTTAATGGTCTTACTGATGAGCGAACACAATATTCTCTCTTGGTCAATGCCTTCATCCGCGATCTTCCTCCCTCCCGTCTTGAAATGGGGCTGGCATTGCGTGGTTATCAATCATTTGCAGATCAGTTACACGCTGCGGTTCAGTCTTTTGAGCGGAAATACCAGTGCACTCCGATGGAACGCCTCTGTCTTAAAATAGCGTCCTCGCGCTTTCTTGAGCTTATGGCTACTCGAATTCCCCGTCATCCTTTAAACGGGCAATGACCCTTCTCGAATTTAAACCTTTCTGTGTCTCCCGTCAATTTGGTAATTTATTGCCTGCTTCGAAAGGGGCTTTATTGAATCATAGAACTGGGGCTTATGTTAGATACAGTTTCGTTAACTTGCGTGTTAAGGGTCACAAGGTGTTTTCTCTCGCTGGCGGCGACTTGTTCGATGTTTTCGCCGGTGTAGGGGTTGATGCTTTGTGCCAAAAGCAGTTCAGACCATGTACATGTGTGAATTGCTTCGTTGTGGCGTGGGCGGATAGGAAAGGTCAACTTCTTACTGATGCTAATCAAGTCCAATCCCCGATAATCCCTGACCCCGCATTCCTTGAGCAGTTTGTTCGGAATGCCAATGGGCTTCTAGGTGATTTCGAGAGAGCAGGTCGTGCTGCTCATCGCGCTCGTTCATTTGAGTTCGGTGATATGATGCGTATAGTCCTGAGTTTTCCCGATCGAAAGAAGCGTTTAGGCTATGCCATGGCTCTGTCTTACATTCTCTATACTGATGGACACCTGGGTACGACTCAGTTTGAATCCCACTGTTTTGTGAAAGCTGATGAAAGTTCTAGATTTGATTGTGATATGCCAGATCGTTTGCGGCATCGAGTGATTCAAGCCCAGACTTTAGGCCGTTGCGATAGCTCAGCTACATGTCATCCCTCTCAGTTTACTTTTGAGATAGGTGGTGATGTTCTTTTCACACAAGGTCAGATGATAGAGCTTCCGGATGGCAATATGCTCCCGATTTTCGTTGAGCTGTGTGTTATTGACACTCTGTGGAAATATGGTAAAGGTATGATGAAGAATTCACACGGAGAGCCAGTGTTCACGACTGGTCACACCATGTCTCAACAAGCGCAGTATTTCGTTCAGCTCATGGCTGACTACGCATCACCTGGTGAGCTTTCCTCAGAACGCCTGTCCGAGGCGTTGTTACAGGCCCAGCGAATAGGTATGAAAATTGATATATCATCCTTTGACGGTGCCCAGGGATTCTTTGCTGAGGCACTTCGTGAGGTCATGACTGAGCGTGCGATGAAGTATATCGGATCATCGTGCTTTGATTCCGTACTCTCCGTCTACCCAGCAGTCACACGGGCTCAGACACAGCAGCGCATGAAATGTGATGATCGCTTGAACAAAGCTGATGGTTGCGAATTTGTCTCTAGAGCCTCTGGTACTGGAGCTACTGCTTTTGCTAATCAGGTGCTTGTAATATTGCTCATCATGACTAGTTTATTCGGAGACAGAATATATCGTGGAGCGCGAGTTGAGCGTCTGCGACATAAGACTCTTTTTGAACGGATTGGTATACTTTGCGCGGGTGATGACTGTCTATTGGTCATGCCGAGTGGGTTTTACACTGAGGAGTTGGATAGCGCCGGGAAAAGGTTCCATCGTGGATACAGTGCGATGCGCCGCTTAAAGCGGTTTGCTAAGGTAGAAGTAGATTTGATAGGCATTCACAGCTTGATAGACAACGATGATTTGGTCGCATATGAAAAATCACCGGTTGTTGAGCTGATGCGTCAGATGACTGCTAATGGGTTTGTTACCAAAATTGAGAGTGTCTCTACGGGCATTTCATCAATACCCTTCTGCCGAGCTTTCGTTATTTCTCGCCCTGTTGGTAATGGCAAGAAGTTGATGGATGATACCTTTGGCGTCATCACTGGTTTTATGTTAGTGAAGAGTCATGAGGATCTCCTCCTTCGTTCCATCAATTTACCTGGTCGATTTCAGCGTTCTGCTGATTTGTGCAAGTATGCTTCTGAGTTTGCTACGGGATTCCAACATGTTTACTTTGGTGTTCCGGTGGCCTATGCACTCCA